CGGAGTTGCTAGCGAAGCCGTCTTCGTTGAGGATGTCCGTGACTGTCGATCCTGGTCCCAGCTTTAGTGTACCAGCGGTGAGAAGCCCAGTCACTTCCGCATTAGTTGTCCCCGTTGCAATCTGTATAACATTGGCATCTGCGTCATTCTTGATTACGACATCATACGTGGACCCCTGACCCGTGACGATGATGCCCTCTGTGGAAGTGTAGCCAATCGCTGCGTTATCGCCAGCAGCAGTATCGCCATCAGGTTCAAAGCTAGCCGCCGTAGCCACGCCCACGATATCCACATTCGTTGTACCTGTCGGGACCACCAGCACATCGGCATCAGCGTCGTTTTTCATGGTGATGTCGTTGGTGCTGCCCTGGCCAGTGACGATCAGACCTTCGCCAGGCGTATAGCCAATGGCTGCGTTATCGCCAGCAGCGGTATCTCCCCCAGGCTCAACGGTGGTGGTGAAGATGGATTTCGTAGTGGAGTAATCGACGCGCTTGGTGCCGCCCAAACTAAGGCCGATATTGTCAGCGCCGATCCTATACCAGCCGGTGTTGAGATCGTCCGTTGCCGACAACCCAGGCAATGCTTCCGTACCATCAGGCCAGGACAGAGCCGTGTTGGCGGAGGTGGTGTTCTCAAGAGCGGTTGCTCCTGCATTCCATCGAATGTAAGACCCAGCGACGGGGACAGGCCACTCCAAGGAAGCGCCGCCAGTGTAAGAGACGGGCAGAGTGAAAGACCGGGCAATGACTTCCTCTTGCTGAAGGTCAATCATCAACAGCTTATCGAATTGCTCTTCCTGAGTGGACGGAAGATAGCCGCCCTGGTTCTCTAGGTTGGTCTGCTGCTCAAGGGTAAGCGTCCGCTTGATAGTGATGGTATGGGTGGAAGCGAGGGGCGTCCCACCTGATGCCGGGTAGGTGATGGAGCCGGTGGCCGGATAAGTGGTGATGCCCACGCTATAGGTGGAGGAGGTAGCGCCTTCGCTGATCGTAGTCTCAACGCCGGTAGCGATGACCGTGGTGGTCACTACGATGTCGGTGGAAGCGAAGATAACCATGGGGCTGAACGAGAAGGTGGTAGCGCTCCCGTTGCCCGCTGTAGTGGTCTTCGTTGTCTGGCTTGTGACCGTCATTTCATGTCCTCTTGCACACTAGATATGGTAACACTGGATAGATACAGGTTCAATCATTATTCTACGAAGTCAGCGCGTCTTGCTTTCTCTGATACTGCTTCCGATAATCCCCAAAGCTGCAACACACCTTTCTCAATCTCACCTTCCGCTAAAAGGTTATATCCGCCTTCGATTGCGTTACGAGTTTGCTCGATAGGCTTACCAGTAGCAAGGCCAATGGCATCAGCCATCTCAAACAAACCTTCCATCATATCTTCTACGCTAGCGCCTGGGGCTAGCGCATCAGATGCACCTTCCATCATATCTTGAAAAACTTGGGCCATTGGGATTTGGTTTGCCTCACGCCAGGGGTCAGGCTCATCGGTAAATGCCTTTGTCGCCGCCCAGGCTAGGATGTCCCCGAAGATAACAAAGCTATTAAGTTGCCCCATGAACGCAGCCACAAGCTGGCGATCCGTATCCCAGCGGAACCCACTCGCTATGAACTGGATCATCATAGGCATGAGGAAGTGGTAGATAGCCATGCGCTTGCCGAACTCACGATAGCTGATCTTCTTCCGCCTGACCTGACGAATGGCCCTCATCTCCCCTCGCAGCAAGGCCATCCTCGCTGTCATAAACATGGTGAGCGTGCGGCCTATGGCGCTGGACCGCTGAAGCGCGGACATCTTATCGATATCCACCGACTGCTGCGTGCTGTTCATGGCATCTTCAAACGCATCGATAGCTTGCTTCTGAGATTTACCCTGCTTTAGTGCATTCTGATAGACAGCCCAGCCGCCAGCGTAAATAGGCATCCTATCGCCCAGCTTAATGAACTTGAAGAACAGGTCTTCCATGGTCTGGTTGTGCCGCCAGCGAAGTATCTCCTCATTCTCCGATCCGATCTTGGCCAGTTCAAAGTCAATCGATGACCCTCGCGCCTGTAATGCGGCAGAAAGCTCAAAGAGTGTTTTCATGTTCTTCTTCGGGTTCTTGAAAAAGTCAGCCTGAGACTTAATGAAGTCCGTCACCGGGATGTTCTCTGCCATGGCCAGCCAGGACACAAGCTGCTTGGTGCCGATACTGGGCTTGATGGCTAAAGCCGCAGTCGAGAAGCGCCGGTTGAACATGGCGATAGATTGCTCCGCGACGATCCCACGGGCAGCATAGCCGGTGCCGAAGTCCTCAAGGAACTCATCGATCTCTTTATTCCTGGCCTTGCTGTGCATTGCCTCAATAGCTTTACGCAAGGGGCGGCTAGCGAACACACTCTTCATGTGCATGACTTGCTCCGTAGTTTCAATGAAGTGAGCCATGTCGTGCATATAACGGTGCATAGCGCCTATATCACTACGGCGCTTCAAAGGAGCAATCACCCCCGGCAGACGTTTCTTCAGTGCGGGAGGAAGAGAGCGACGATAGGTTTGCTCATCAGCTATGACCCGATCCGCCCCGAAGCTATCTTTTGAGCCGTCTTGAACTGTATCTCCCTTGTCCCTCTGGATTGGGCTATAGAACTCGTTAAAGGGGAGATTTACTCCGTAGACCCGACGATGCACTGCGTTAACTTGGGGGTATAGCTTACGGTAAAAGGCAAGTTGTGCAAGAGCATAATCATAGTGAGTGGGATCGTCGTTCAAGACGTTAAACATCGCTTTCATCATCTCGTCAGTAAAAGCGTTGCCTTCTACGTCTGTTACTACATCCCGAATAGTGGGGTCTTGACGCTCCATCCAAAGCTTCCTAATGTTAGCGGGAGAATATTGCAGTCTAACGATATCTCCATTCTTATCTTCAAACTCACCAAAATCAATACGCTGGGCATCCTTGTGATGACGATCCATCAACTTCCGATAGTTCCCTTCTTCGATACCGAAAGCTGTATAGCCAATCTCGTTAAGCTCCTTCTCCCATTTCAGCATCCTTCCCTTAGCCCGCTGAAGGTACTTCGTGAAGCGAAGGCTTTTAATCAGCCGACGAGCATCTACGTCCAGCTTATTGAAGGTGTCATCCAGCACTTCATCCCAGGCGTTGTGCATGGACGCTAGCCCATCACGGAAATCCCTCAAGCCCCGCCCCATACGAGCGAACAAGCCAACGGTATTCATCGCCTTCACCGGCTTGCCCTGCGTGGTGAACTCACGGCCTTCCGTAGCATCCAAGTTCGCTCTATCGCGCCGTGCCATGATCTTGTTGAGCGCCGCCCCCTTCCCAAACAGTTTGATTTCCTGAAGGTCAAGCAGGGCTTGCTCAGCAGTCGCATTATCAGCTTCAGGACGGTGGGCTGCGATACCCAGCAACTGCCGCTCTAGCAGCCCCTCAGTGGACGGTAGCTCCTTACTAGACAATATCTTCTCTAGGCGTTCTTCCGCTACCCCTACTCCCAAGTTGATCGTTGTCCTGGCCATGTCCATAACTTCTTGCGCTTTTGCTGCATCGTCACCAGGGCCGAAGAAGCCAACCTTCCTTCCTCCTTGTATCTTAGACGCAGTTCCCGCTACAACCTTCTTAATCGCAGCCTCAAGTTGCTTCCGGCGCTCAGTCCCCACGATCACCGCTATCCTCGACTGCACGACGGGGAGCAGCTTCGTCAGCGCCTTATCCGTAGGGGCGTTGTTCAAGCGATCCAATTGTACGCCGATTTGGCTAGTCTTCGTAAGCTTAACGCCTGTCTTCTTAAGCGCAGCACGTATCTCCTTCTTCAAAGACTTCTTTCGCTTTATTAAGTCTTTCCCCACATCAAGGCCAGCCCTAAATGCCTTGCGAACCTCACGGATTATTTCAGCAGTAATCTTTACCTCAAAATCTTGCAGTGTCTTCGTTTTGATTTCTATAGCTGTAGGACGCAAATCCTCCGCTTGCTGCGCCCTAAACTCAGCCTCAACACCTTCCCCAACACCAACTACAACTTCAGGCAACTCTAGCGCTGTCTGCTGCTCTATGAAATCATCCCGCTTAGCAATAGCTGCATTCAAGCGCTTCTGGATAGCCGAAGTAGCGGTCTTCGCCTTTGTCGCCCGTTCAAGGTTCGTTTGCTCGTTAGCTATAATCCTGTCTTGTTCGCTTATCTGGCTATCTAGCTTCGTCAGCCTACCCGTGCGAACGATTTCATCGGTGCCGCCCTTACGCTCTTGAACGTTCTGGATCAGCGTGTCGAGTATGACTTCCACATCCCGGCCAGCGTCATCGATAATCTGGTGGCCTGACTTGGGCTTCGCTTTCACCTTCTGGATTGTCTCTTGCACTCGCTCCTTCAGGTCTTCGGCAGCATCGTAAGCTTCCAGATCAGCTTCATAATTTTCAATGTCTTCTTCTTCGATAAAGGCTTCCTCGACAGCTTCAGCCAGCGAAACAGTGTCCTTGGTGATAGTCAGGTGGGGAGCGATCAAATCGTAGGCTTCGGTACCGTGGAGATGCTCAGCGAAAGCTTCCAGGGATAGCTCTACTTTGCCGGTGGCGTTAGCTTGAAAGAAATCTCTAAACTCTTGCGTAGGGTTTGCAAAATCACTTGCCCTAAAAACTGGCCCATTTCCAGCAGCCCCCTCTCTAAAAGCTTGTCCTCCTAGCAGATGGTTCATCTCTTCGTGAGTAGCTAGGGCTGCATCCCAGATAAACAATTCTCCGGTCTGAAGATTTTTAGTCCCCCTCAAGCGTTTGAATTGTGATTGTGTAAGTAGCCTTTTCGCAGTTTGAAAGGTTGGGCTTTTAACTACTTCTACCGCTCGATCTGAAGCGCCGTGTATTCCTTTAACATCGACAGTTATAGTTGCCATGTTATGGACCCCAGCTAACGCCTCAGATACACCTAAGTTTGCTAGCGCCTCTACAGGATCAGCCTGGGAGCGAGCGTACCGCAGAAGGACATCCATCGGGAGGAACACGCTATCCACACCCTGCGCCCGTAGCTGAGCGGTCTTCAGTTCCGCCGCTTTCACCGCGCTTAGCCCCTTCAGTTCCCCTTCCTTCTCCAAGCGATTGCTCTCGTCCATCGCCCGCTTTTCCCGGCGAGCGCGAACAATTTGTCCGCCCGTGCTAGTGGTAGACGTTGCCCCAGCACCCAACAACATACCCGCCGCGATATTTTCGATAAGCTCTTTTGTGAATTGCTCTGCGTCAATTTCGGTATCAGTAGCGTGCGCTGCAAAAGTTTCGCTGACGATAAACTGCGCACCTTCCGTTATACCTTCAATCGTCAGACCCCCAGCAGTCTCTGAAGCCACCTTCATCGCAGCCACCTTAAAGGCGATCTTCTGGTACATTTCCTCCGCAGCTTCACGCCCAACAGCCTTGCGAGCAATGGTCCCTAACTTGCCCGCGAGAAGGCTATCCAAAGCGCCGATAATGACGCCGCCGCCAAGAGCAACAAGGGGAGCTTCAACATTCTTATCGCGGGATTTTATGCTTTGCTGAACCTCACCTACGCCCAAGATGAAACTAGGAATGAAAGCCCCCAGCATAGCCCCTATGGTAGCCGTCAGGGGCGCAGCGGGACCACCGACAGCCAGCCCTACGCCGAAGCCAGCAGCGCCACCCGCCAGGGACGGAGCCATGAGAGGGATGCCCTCGCCAGCCGTCTGCTTAGCCCAGATAAAGAACTTTTCCGCTTGCTCCCCCAGCGTCCCCTCAAAGATGCCGCTGAACTCTTGCTTATGGCCACGCACGGATGCCCTAGCTTCCTCAAGCTCTGCCTCGCGCTGAGCGAAGGCTTCAAAATCCTCGTCAACAAGCTCACCACCAACCTCTAGGAAACGCCAGCCCAAGCTCTTCAGCAAGCTGACGCCATTGCTTAGCGCACCATCGAAAGTCAAGCCTTGAACTGCTCGCTCGCCATCAGCCACATTTTTAACATTACCGGAGAGCAACGCCGTCAAATCTTGATCCGCTTTCATATAGCCTTGCGTAACTGGGGCTGCATCCGACTGAAGTTCAATATTCTGACGAATGCGTTGCTGATCGAAACGCTTACGATTACTGTCGGTAATATTATTTGGGTTAAGACCCAACACATTACCAAGTTCAAGATCATAAGCCTTCGCTTTAGGAGTAGTTTCGCTGGCTCGCCTAGCAGTGTCTCCTATGCTGGTGCCTTGGATCGGAAGAGTAGGAAGATCACCCTGCGGAACCGCTTCGACAGATGGCGCAGTTATCCCCAGAAGAGTATTAGTCGCTTCCTCTCCAGGGGACAATGGAACTTTAATACCACCAATATTAGGTTCGGCCATAATTAGATACTCACAGTACCAGCTTTACTATCAGGATGCTTTCCGCCAGAGGGAGTATATTCTTTAAAACCGCCGTCTTGGAACGTATAACGGATACGTCCATTATCAAATTGCTTAACAGACACAATCTTCTGATCCCCGGAAATTGCATCGTTATATTTCTCTGCTCGCCGTTTAGCTATGCCTTTCATAGATTGCGCAGGTTTACCCACATTGGCAGTATCTAAAGTTTCTTTCATTGCACGAATGAGATTACCTTCTTTGATCTGCGTTTTAAGCAAGTTAAATCCTATAGCTGTTACCCACTTATTCCCAATATTGTAAGTCATATCGAGGATTGCAACTTGGGCAACTTCAGGTAATAACAAGAAGCCGGGGATACCTTCGCTAACAATTTTATAATCTTCCTCAAGCACCATATTTATAGCTTCATCATCAGATAACTCTCGGCCAGCTTTCGCTATCATCTCATCTTTGCGCTCTTGCGTTAAACCCCATTTTAATGTCTTTTTATCTCCCGTAATACTAGACCCACTAGCTCCTTCGCTAACTGCAAGACCTGCTTTCACCGTAGCTATCGTAGTTTGCTTAGCTTTCTCTACCACCGTATCTACCTCTGCTAATTCTGTTTGAGTAAGTTTCGTGCGCGGAGAAACGGGCGTTTTTTTCTTCAGACGAACCGCAAGCGCTGTTGTAGCCTTGCCTCCTTTTAAGTGCTTTTGCAAACGCTCTGTGAAAGCTTTATTTACTTTCTTAAAGTCTTCAAGTGCTTTATCCCGATCTGCTTTAATTTTCTTTTGTTTAGCCTCAGATGCCCCTTCGCTTTCTTCTAAATGTTTTTGCAAACGCTTTGTGAAAGCTTTATTTACTTTCTTAAAATCTTCAATCACTTTAGCCCGAACCGCTTCAGCTTTAGCTTCAGCATCAAGGTTAGCTTGAGCTTTCTTCTGTTCCTCATTAATCATAGCTTGCAACTGAGGAACAGAAACTGTCTCCCCTAAACGTTCTTTTGCTAACGCCCTTTTTAATGCTTTTTCTTCAGCTTCCCTATTCTGAGCCGCCGTTAGCTTAGGAGCAACAACAACAGGTGTAATATCCATTGTTGCAGTTTTAACAGCAGCTACCTCTGCTTTTGTAGCTCCTAAAGCTTCGACAGCAGCTACCTCTGCATCAGTCTCTTCTGATGGTTCAAACGATACATCAGAAATAGGAATTGAAAAATATCTATCGCCAATTTTTTGTACCTTAAATCCTCTTGCTTCTTCAGCAGCTACAGCTTTATCAAAAGTCGGATGCTTTTTACCCTTGAGTAGCATAAAACTACCTTCAGGCACACCTAATTCCGCTATTTGTGCTTCAGTCACAGGAACAACAGAACCTAAGTGACCCGTAGCATCTCGTTTAAGCCCGTGAGCTTTTGCTGTAGCGTCATCAAACCCATCCCCCTCTGCATCAAACGATACTTCAGGAGCGAGCACTACATCAGGCGTAGGCTCTGGCACAACTACTACAGGCGGTCCTTTCCTAACAGCGTCAACAACCTTCTTTTGTGCTTCCAGCTTAAGTATTCTTTCATTATCAAGCCGAATAGCTACACTAGTCAAAGACAAATTATGCTTCCGACGATACTCACCAATTGTTTGCACTCTAGCTAGAGGAATATCCTCTTGTATAGATGTCTTCTCATAGAATTCTTCTAAATTATCATATACAGCTTTTCCTAAAAGATTATCTGTAGCAAGCTGAGCTTTAGTAATATCAGGATCATAAAATAGTTCACCCTTACGCTCAACAATATCCATCGCATCTTCAATAAGCTTATCAACATCTAGCTCGCTAAACTTAACATTAGGATTCTGACGGACAATATCTGCTACTATTTCTCCTAATCCACGGCGAAGGATAACCCTATCTTTAGCCTTATAGTTTGCCTCTTCCATCCGATCTTTTGCAGCCACCATCATAGGAGCAAGCAATTGGCTTTTACGAACACGCTCTTTATCTTCTTTAGCTAACGCTTTTTGTGCAGTAACATCATCCTTCCTTAAACCAAGAACAGCAATCTTCAAATCTGTCCACTCATTTGCTGCTGCAGCTTTAACCTTTGGATCAAAGATTTTAATATTTTTCGCTTGCTCTGGATTATTATATACCGTATCCCACATTCTATCGCTGAACTTTGGATCAGGATTAAGGCTCACATTATTTAATATACTAGTGAAATCTTTTAACAACTGTGGAAAATGCCCACTTTGTTTAACCAAATCTCTAATATGTTTAGGAAGATCATTTGGATTTTTCTTATCTGCTACCCATTTATCAGCAAACTCAACTGCATCAGCTTCAGCCGTTTCTTTATCCCTAGCTTCATCAGCATTTCGTTTCCGTATACTTAACAAAACTTTTTCTTCAACATCTGGAGAAACCCCAGGTAATCGTGAAAGTCGTATACCTTCATCCCTACGTTCTTTAGGCGTCCCTTCAGACATAGCTTCTTTTACGATACTCTGCACAGTCGCATCAATTTTGCTAGATGCAATACTATTATCAAGTTTATTACGAGTATCGATATCAAGCATACTTTTATATCGCTCAAAAAGTGCCTTCGCCCCAACCACATCAGGATTATCACCAGCTAATCTCGTATCAACTGCTCCCGCTATCAACTGCGATATATGTAATTCAAGCAAACCTTCATATCGAGGCTTAGATAAATTTGCTGTATTTGCAAGCTGTGCTACTTGATCTGTAACTTGAAAAATCTTTTGATCTGTAGAAGTAAAATCTAGTGTACCATCGGGGTTAACCTTAAATGGTTGAAGCGCAGCTTCTTTCTTCGTAAACTCAATATCAGCTAATCGAGTAACTTGTTTTGCGACTGTACGCTGTTCAATGCTGCCTTCCGCATACGCCGAATACATCTCTTCCCGCTTGATAGCTGTCCGCTCTTTAACAGCTTGGAGAACTACAGGATTAGTAATTTGCGCTGAAAGCTCCCGACTAGCTTTTTTAAGCCCCCCTCTAAGCGCTTTCTCGTACTCTATATATTGTTGACCCGTTAAATTTTTCCACCCAGGAAGCCCTTTCTCTTTATTTCCGTAAGTATAATCATTCAACGTCTGACGAAACCCCAGCATTCTCGCTTGTACTTCCCGCTGCTCATCTTCATGCTGCAAGCGAGCGCCAACTTGAGCTAGCTGGCTACCAGCACCCGTAATCGTCTCTCCAAACTGTTGCAACCCTTTTGCGCCAGCATCCAGATCAGGGATTTCATTATCCCCTGGCAACTGGCTAGCATGAGGCCGTATATCACTTGCTTGCACTCGTGGAACATCAATTGTCATCTTACGCTATCCTTGGAGTTCTAAATGCTAATCCACCACTACCGCGACGGAACCTAGAGAAACCAGTAGCCAAATTAATACCAGAACCAAATTGATTAAGCCTAGTTGCTTGTGTTGCAGCCTGACTAGACACCTTAATACCAGCCGTATCAAAATCAAGACTAGTAGACGCGATACGGAAATCCCTGATCCGCAGTTCGCTTTGGTGCTGCGACAATAGCTGCTTGTAGGCAGTCTCGCCCGCGATCTCCTCAGTGATGTCGGCAGCACTTCCCTCGTTCACTAGCTGGCCGAGGGCAGCTAACTTAACGATGGCATCACCGCTCGCCCGTTTACCTGCTTCCCCAAGAAGTCGTTGACGCTCCCGCTCCGCTTCTCCCTCAAGCTTTATATCCCCAGCTATAGCAATCTTCCTGCTGGCCAATGCAGCTTCCCGTAAAGCAAACTGAGACTGTTGCATTTTAAGTTGTGCTTGCTGTCCAGCGACGGTAACTCCGAAGCCTATGACCGCCGTACCGACTGCGAAGCCGGGGGAAGTAAGGAAGCCTAGTATACTGCTACTGCCAGCTTTCGCAGCAGTGATGCCCGCACCCTGAAAAGCCGGTGCCGTAGCTAGGTTAGCAAGCGTAACACCCCCTCCGCCGCCACCCGCTAAACCCGTTAATCCGCTAACTCCAGCCGCTGTCGTACCTTGCCCAATCAAGGGGCCAATGATTTGTGGCGCGAACCATAAAGCCGCAGCCGCAGCTATCCCAGTCCCAATCTTCTTGAAAGTGCTGCCACCAAAACACATCTTACCTCTCCCACACAAAACGATGGAACAATTTTCTTCCCGGCCCGTATTGCTCAGCGGGTTCTATTTCAAACCCCAACCATGCCAGCCAGCGCAAGGCAAACTTGTTCCCAATATACACGTAATTGGCCAAGGCGTCGAACTCCTCTTGCATGGCATCGCGGCACTTGATGCTGTCCCTGGCGAACTTCCTATAATGCTCTACCACCAGATCAGACCCCAACATCCAAGGCACCCCGGTATCGCTTAAAGCGTTGACCCGCCGCACACCAAATATACACCCTACAGCGCCGTTAACCAACCACGTAGTTGTATCCCTGGATACCGCCGCCGAAGTCTGTATAGCGGCGTGTGGAATCTTCTGAGCGGCATACCAGACCTCCTTGGCGTCATCCTCACGCATCGTCCTCGCCAGTTCATCTATATGCTCTTGGAGAACGGGAACAAACTCGTACATCAGTCCCCCACTTCTATATCAGGAATGACCGCCAGGATCGTCATCGGCAGCGGATTATTCTGCCGTAAGAAGATACGCCCGTTGGAGTTCCAAGAAGGCTTGATTACGATCTCCTTGTCGCCGGTCAGCAGCCTCGTTGCCTCACCCAGCTTCTCCTCGTCCCGCTGCTTCATCTCCACGAGATTATCTTCCGTGGGTCCAATCAGCAAGCCACGAGATTTCTCAAACCGCACCACCACTTTCGGTATCTTCTTCGGCTTGCCCTGGATCGTACCGTCAGGCGCTTCCACATCCAAAGTCTCAAGATCGGAATTATATTCCAGCCCAATATGGACCCGGCTTGCTCGCTCATCCAACGTCAGCGCTCCCGCAGATACAGACTTGCCGGTGACTACGTTGCCGTTGGCCAGGATCATCACGCTCTCGCCCTCAAGGTGATTGAGGCCGGTGATGCTGGTGACTGCTTGGCGTATCTTGCCATTACGCACGTAAGCCTTGAACGAAGACCCGTCCTCCCCATGGTAGACGTTGCCGCCGTTGGTATAGGTGGTAAACCCGCTCGTGCCGTCGATATCTACACCGCTAGTATTTGTGACCTCAAACGTATCAGTCGTGTTGTTGTTTGCGGACACCTTGTAAATGTTATTGTTGGCTTCCGTCATCCCCGCGACACCATTAAAGGCAATGATATCCCCAGACGTAAGACCATGAGCGGGGGCCGTCACCACCATAGGATCAGTTTCCGAAATCCCCGTAATAGGAATAGGACTTTCCGTGTTGACTAGATCAATCGTCGTCGCCGTGCTGTCGGCCACGATGTAACGCCGCCCGTTAAGCTGATCGGGATTTGTCTTGACCTCGTTGGCCGTGTACTGAGGCATCCAATCTATCCCTTCGATATCGATGTAGTCTCCGTCCGATAGCCCGTGAACAGCCGTGGTGATAACGCAGGGGTCCGCAGCCGTGGCGGCAGAGATGGCGAAGCTGGTATCCAAGCTAAGCCCGCTATCCACGAAAAAGGCATCCTGTACGTCTTCGAAGCGCCGACTATGGACCCGCTCAATGAAACCTACCGTATTGCTATTGATAATACGCTCAACCACAAAGTAAGCGGCGTCATTCACTTCCGTAGACGAGGGCCGCATGGCAGCGCACCACTTGAATAGGCCATTGCGGGTATTCCAGCGGGACCAAGCGATAACCTCTTGCTCTTGGTTGAAGGTGAATACCGCCGCAGTACCATCCGATAGTACTATGTGCGTTACCGGATCAGGAGAGCGGGTGTAACCCCAAGATACGCCCGTTGTCTCCTTGAAGATGTGGGGCGCAAGCAACGTCAAATCGGTGCCGGTATAACCATCCAGGCTAAGCTGATATCCGAGGGACCGCACCGCAATATTATTCTCTTGCATATAGAGGATCGTCTGACCGATAACGATGGGCGGCAGATGGTTCGCCCCCCAGTACGTCTGAGGCTCTTGCTTCAACGTGTCCGCCGCGAAGCCCGAGTTGTCGCCCGCATTGACCCGCCATTCTGACCCGTCCGTGAGAACGATAAGATCAGTTCTCGCGATATAATGCCTGATCTGGTTCACCCTACGAGCGTTCAGCGTAGCCCTGATAGCATCATCCGCTTGCAAGGGGTCAGATTTGCTGAAGTTGTCTTGGTGACCGGTGCGTGAATAGTCGGAGGTATCAGGAAGATTAGTAGACCCGCCGAACACTCGCCGCTGCTGATAGTACCCAACCGCCCCAGGATACTCGCCAGCGATCCTGAAGGGGTCACGATAGGTAGGCGGCACCACATCCAGATCGGTCAGCGTCAACGCCGTTGTATCGTCCGTATAGGTAAGCTCCGTGGTTTCCGCCAGGAAGCCGTAGCGCCCGCTGCCACCCTTCGCCCTGTACACCGCATATTTTGTCGCGCCCGTCACTGCCGTCCAAGTGATCGTATTGTCAGGGATCGCCGTCCCCGTAGGCGCAGCTTCCGTACCGGAGACATCATGCGTAGCAAAAACTTTGCTAGTACCCCCCGTGCTTTCCGCCGTGTATCCAGAACCATCTTCCCCATCTAAAGAAAAGTTATCAGCATCAACTTTAGTGACATAAAAACGACGATCATTAACTTCTGTCATTTCCGTGAAGCCGGTGATTTCAACTTCATCTCCCGTTACTAGCCCGTGGGCTACGGAAGTGACGACTACCGGATTAGCATTCGTTGCCGCCGATACGGTGTTAGGAAGCGTAGCCGTTACACCCGCGAGGCTCTCCTCAAATGTTTCCGCCTTGACCGCCGTGATCTTATACTTCCAGACCTCATTATTGTTTGCGCCGTTGACTGCTACCGTCACCGCCGTAGGACCGGCAATGCTGGGCGCAAAAGTAGCGTCTGCGATTGTCCAGGCATTATGGTCAGTTCGCGTGATCTCCCGCACCGGATATGTCGGATGTGTAACCGTAATGGTATCGGCTGATTGGGTCCACTTCAGTTCAGCGAGATCAGCTTGGGCATAAGTGGTGGTGACTTCATAAACTTTTCCCGCAGAAGCCGTGCCGCTGAAGGTGCCAAAAGCTGAGCTATCTATCGTCGCCGTTCCCCCATCGTAAACACTTCGCAACGAGGCAGTAGTCCCGCTATCAGCCGTAACATGGAAGAACCGATTATTCAACTCCGTCATCCCCGTCACACCCGTAATATAGATGTGATCGCCGGTAGACCATCCATGCGCCGCTGAAGTGGTAATCACGCAGGGGTCCGCTTTCGTGGCGGCGTTAATCGTGTCAGCAGCTTCCAATACCTGGGCATCGTTGCGGATAAACCTCATGTAGAGGTTGCCCATTTCGATGATATAGGTATCCGTCGCCTTGAACTGGAAATCGATCAAGACAGGAAGATTTGTATGATCTTTAACAGGGCAGATAAACTTCGTTCCAGCGCGATTGCTGAAGCCGCCGTGAGCGTGGACAACGCCATTAAGAAGAGTACGAGCAGCAACGCTATATGCAGCCGTATCTACACGCCCATAGAGAGCAGGGCCGAATTCTCCCTTAGCGAAAGATGGTTGAATGAAAGTCCCCATCTTAGCGCCCTCTTATATAGTCGGCATCCCTTGGGGGCGCATCTACCCGCTCGTTGGCGTCGGAAGCGGAAGCAGCGACAGCCATGTTGCGGAAATTCTCTTCCATTCTGTCTTTCATGTCGGTCTGCCCCGTAACCGTATACGCTATCAAAGAGCCGATAGCATAGGACAGCATCATCACGAAATATTCAGAAAACATCGTTACCGTAGTCAGATCAAAAGTATAAACCCCCACGGCATCATCAAGATTAGTAAGAATACTCTTCGTGTCTTGGTCATCGTCCGTCTCAATATCGAAAGGAACAGCGTCGGGTTCGTAGTTCTTGTTGCCATCATAGAAAGCAATCGCCGCTAATCCGCTAGGATTTTCCAGCTTCCGCATGACGATGCAATCGGAAGGATATTGATAGCGGTACGACCATACGCCAGACGGAGGATCATCACCGTGGTCGGCCAGCGTCAGTCGCCTACGGGCGAAACTCCAATCATAGGAAGCGAGGGTCATGCGGCGGGCGAAAGTATACCAGAGATCACACGCATTAGCTTCCGTACTATCCTCAGTCATGCTTTCGATGGCAGACTTTGCGCCTATGTGACTAAGCGCCATGTTCGAAATCTTAACTTCGCTGATGCTAAGCGTGGCCATGACGCTCTCCTAGAAGGAAGGGAGAGCCGAGGGAGTCACGTGACTCCCTCAGACCCTCCACAAGTCCCATTAGCTAGTTGTCGTGGGCCGAGGAGTGACCCAGATCAAGTAGTCGATGTCCAACTTAGTGACGCCGCACGTGGACGTGCAATCGTCAGCCGAAGTTGAGACGATGTATGGGAACATATCAGCGGTAGTAGCAACCGCCAAAGGCTCCGCACCCATCAGTACGCCATCGACGTACCAATAAGCATCGCCCGTAGCATCGATTTCGATCCGCAGCCGCTGGTAAGTAGCCGCAACCGGAGCATTCCCGAGGGTATACTCATCGGCAGCGTTACCAAGCGCGGTAGCGTTAGTCGATACAGCGTGCAACACCGTTGGAGCCACCGCATCCGAAGAGAAACCGAATTGGATGCTGCTAGAAACCGTAGCATTGTCAGTGACAACATTAGTATTGATGTCGAACTCCGGGTCTTCCGAATTGTTAGCCGAAACATCTTCAGTCAAGCCGACGAACCAATCGCCAGCCGTGATGTCTTCAACCGAAGAACGAACTTCGAAGATGGTCAAGCCATCGCTCACGAGGCCAGCGTAATCAGCCGAGCCAAGCGTGCATTCCGAAGTGTCTTCAGCATCGCCATCATCACCGCCCGTAATGGTCAAGATACCTTCCGGGGAAACCTCGCCAATGCCGACAACCGAAGAGCCAGAGCCGTCACCAACAAAGCAGATGTAGTCGCCAGGGTATGAACCCAGAGCCGCAATCGCCAGCACGCTACGTCCGAAGTCATCGAACCATTCCCTATGCGTCTCACGCGAGGGAATAGCCGAAGGGCTATCGCCGTCCGTAACAAGCTGGATTTGGCCAGTGCCGCCGCCGTCAGTAGTCATATGCAGACGGAAGCAAGCAACTTCCGGCGAGGTATAGCGTGTGATCTGCGTCACGCCGCCGACAGCCGCCGCACCATTAGCCGTAGGAAACACATCCGTATACCCAGGCACAGCTTGCCAGGAACCAGACCCAGGAGAACCAACTTCTTTCTCCAAAGCCCAGACCTGATCCATGTCCACGCCATTACCAAAGCCAGAGACTTTGCCGTTGATCGCGGTAGTGCAAGCAGTCGTAGTGACATCATCGACGGTAGCAGCGCCGACTTTGAAAGCAAACTGCCGCGCCTCAACATCAGACGCACCGAAGGCGACACCAAACGCTAAGGCCAAAGCGGTAAGAGTTGTAACGATCTTCATCATTACCTTCCTTTCTTTCTAGTGATGGCAGCTTTCATGGCGGGTTCAGTCTTATAAACCTTGCCGTCAAACTCCCATACGGGGGGATCATCCTCTTCAGGTTCAGGATCGCTTTCGTCAGCCCAGCCAGCGTGGCCGGATTGAACGAGAGCGGCATCGCTTGTATCGGCTTGCGCTCGCATTAAGTCCGCAGCCCTAAGTTCAGCTTCTTCTCTGGCGGCGATTTCGTTATCTTCCGGGTAATCATCCGGTAAAATTTCCGCCGACGATGGAAGCGCATCCCTTAAGCCTTCCGGTACGTCACGCACGATGCCTTTCTCAAACCTCTTCCGTCCGAACCCCGGCGCATGAAAAGTATTCTTAAACTCCACGATCATGTCTTCTATCCTTCAGGAATATCAAGAGGATTACCCTCCCTCACCTATCCTTAGTTGGTGGCGTCAGGGTATGACTGCCAACCATAGTTGTCGAGGGTCAGGAAGGCGTTCACAGCGCCAGCCGTCAAGGCAGCAGTGCCGGTGACAGTCTGGAAACCGAGATACCTTTCGTACCCAACATTATCCTCTCCCAGCACAGTGTCGTTGCTAGGCAGCGGGAATACCATCGTCAGACCAGCCGTAAGCGTGGCCACCGCGATGGCATCCGAGAGGAAGTGAATAGTCTGATTGCCGTTTGTCGCAATCGCCGCCACACCATCACTAGCGACGGAGAACTGCACCGTAGCAGAACCGCCAGAAGTAACAGCAGTCGTAATCTGAACGACGAAATAGACAGGCTGGCCTTGCCCGATATCGCGACCAGTAGCACCAAGATCGATAACGTCACCGATCAAATCGGTATCAGTACCGGAGGTATCCAGCGCAGTCGCGTCGGCAAATTCAAGACGTTCATCTAACCACATGATTTTATCCTTTCCTATTGCCGGTTTATGTCAGAGCCGCTTCGTCGGCAGACAGGCTATCGCAACGCCTTATCGGAATGCCGTTGAAACGCTCAGTCATGCGCTGAGAGCCAGCAATCGTGTCAATAGTGACCGCGCTAGCATTACCCATAGCCGCACTCTGACGGGCAACCCAAGTGGCAATGTCCCGGCTCATGTAGAAAGCGGGACGACCAGCACTCAAGTTGGGAACCAACCGCAACGCCTGGAACATCAGGTCGGGGAGGATGGCACTGCCAGAAATCGTGCCGGAAGTGTACACCCTGCTAAGAGCCGACTTATCGATGTTGGCAATACGGACAACGTAACGCCAATCGCGAACCGAGAGGCCCGCATCCCAGCGATAGTGCGTCCGATACGCTTCCATGCGGCCAGTGTTGCTGCCATCCGAAGCATCTTCAAGAGTAACCTGACCCTTGTCATGCACCTGAATGCCAGCCATCGAACCTTTGGGAATGATACCATGGCAGGTATTCGGACCCCAGACGATCAGCCAGATGCTGGCATTGTCGGAGCCGGAACCGGCGCCATCAATGACGTTATCCGAGTTCTCGTCGGCAGTAAGGTTCGTGAAGCGCGGAGCGAGGCCGGTGAAGGCTTCGGGTTCTGTGTCTTCATTGCCGTAGAAAAGCGTGTCAACGATTTCTTGGTTCATGCCCTCAATGTGAGGACGATTTTCTTGCAGACGGAACGCCGCCGTGTTGCCGTTCAAGTCAGCCAGCGCCTTATCGACTTCGGCGTAGGCTTCCAGCATACCAGTGTTATCGGTCACTTGCACGTTGGTTGACTTGTTAGGCTGCACGCCGCCGTACAGCTTGCGCCACGTGGGGGCGGGGATACCGCTCCTCACCGTGGTACGATGGCCCGTGGGGAGATTGCCTTCAACCCACGACATATCATCCAAAACTTCATTAGTCTCGTTCAGGATTTCAACCACCGCCGCGATAGAGCCGTCTGGATCAGTGGCCTTGGCCAAGTCCAGAAGGGTAGGATTTTGAACGCTAAGTGTAGCCATTGTTCAAACCTTTCTCTCGTTTAGGGGTGATGAAGAGAAATTAAGCTGCTTCCTTGCCCTGGTTGGGGAATAGACGTTCCGCAGTCGATTTCTGACCGGGAGCGTGCGCCTTACCAAAGCTGAAGTTATCCTCTCCGATTGCTTTTCCGACACGGTAAAAGAACCGTATGAACTCAGGGTGGTTTCCCATCCCTGTCTCTTCCAGTGCCTTGGCCAATGAGGGACCGCCAATCTCGCGCATGGCACTGCGGGCGACGACCATACTCTTGTCGTATGCACCCTTGCCATACTCTTCATCGTTCTCAGCAGTCTCTGACCACTTGGCCTGGATATCTGCCCACTGCTTCTCCTGATTTGCGAAAGCTTTGCCCATGTTCTTCATGTACAGATCGACCATCGCTTGAGCTTTTTCCTGGGTTGCGCCGATATCTTTCAGCACGCCATGAAATTCGCCCAGAACTTCCTTGTCAATCTCAGTACCTTTAGGCAGGGTAAAGTCTGCATACTCAGAAGGTGCGCCGTCCTTATCCGTGTCGGCTATGCCGTCCTTGGATGTATCGTCGGTGTCGTCGGCAGTCTTCGCTTCACCACCATCGTCGGTGGCTTTTACATCGTCCTTGTCACCGCCTTCCTCTGCGGTTAATGTCGTGGTCCCCTGCGGCTCTGCCGTATCTTCTTCGGCTTCCCCGCCAGACCCTAAAATCTCTTCTTCAGCCATGGTCAATTCCTCTCTTTGGCTATATCACGTGATACGGCTTCATCCCTCATTTTAGAATAAGCTTTTGGGTCTGCTGCGTCAAGCTCTGCAATCACCCATCCGCCTACTCGCCGCTGTCCTTCTTGGTGGTTCAGTTGGTTGTTGTCTCCACAATATCCGAAGGTCGTCACCTTACATTCGGTTATCAACCGCCAGATAAAAGCCCTGCCCCCTGGCCTGGAAAGTAAATCCTTTAGCTCCTCAAGCTCCTGTTGCCGGTCCAGCTTATGCTTCGCCTTCTTATGTGTAACTTGTTTCTGGTCACCTACGTCCATCTTCCCCTCCTATCTTATTGCGTCCCAAGCCTCAAAGTCCAACCCTTCTCTAACTTTGTAATAACCAATCGCAACGGTAGCGTCAGCCGCGCCTACAGTTATCATGTCAATCCGTAGTCACGTGACTCCCTATTGTCCTTGCGCTGCCCGTTGCGCCCCTACGTTTACCGCTCGCGATACGAGATTATCGCCTTCCAGATCAACCTGACCGGCACTCGCCGCAGCCCTGCCAGCTTGCTCAGCAGCTTCAAGATTAGCCGCCTGGGCTTGCTGTCGGGCCTCATGCTGTCTTTGCTGAACGATCACCTTATCGTCCACCATCAACTCAGGCGGCGTGCCAAGGAGATCAGAATACTTCTGGATGGCCCGATCCCCATCGAACTTCTTGCCGTCTGACATCCCGGCACCCTTGAGGCCCGCGATAAACTCCGTCAACCTATCGATGCCTCTAGTATCCACTGACCGCTGCGCCTGGGCCAAGGAGGAGATATATTCGACCTTCAACGGAGAACCCTGTATCTCAGGCGGCGCTTCCGGCACCAACTCAGCCTTCACCATCTGGTTGAAAGTGCGGGCAATCAACGGATCAAGGAACTCACCCTGCATCCGCTCAAGCACCGGACCAAGCTGAAGCAGCCGTTCCGCATTCCGCTCCGAAAGTTCAAGCTGATTGCGGGGCTGGATGCCCTCCATGTTGGAGATGGCCAGGAAGAGATCAACGAAGAAAGCCTCATCGATCCTTCGCTCGACGCGATCCATATCATTCGTCAAATGATCCAGAGGAAGATTGACCTGATACAAGCTTTCGATCTTCTGCCCGCTGCCGCCATCGTATACGTTCAGCCCACCAGGAAGACCCGTGATGGGAGTGTTACGCACGGAGGGAGGAGCAGATAGCGGAGGATTGACTTGCTTATCGATAGCTTGGGCTTTCCGCTTCTCCATGATCTGAAGCTGCTTCACATCCCCCAGCGTGGTCATGCCGGGGCAATCGGTGCCGTAGACATCCTCGCCCGTAACACCCCAGCGAGGAGCATAAACGGGGAAGTCATCGAAACCCTTCTTCGACAGGATCATGTCCTTGTTTTCATGTCCAGGTTCATACTTTACCGAAACAAACGGCTTAAATTTGGATAAAGGATTATGCGGCCTGAAGTCGTTATTAGGTTCAATGAAATGGACAACCGAGAACATCGCGCCTAGCTGATTGGTACTGAGAGCATTGCGGACGGCAACGCTGAGCTTGCTCAAATCTTTACCGTCCGTAAACTCCAAGGCCATCTGCTCAGCCGACATCATATACTCGCGGGCGAGCGTGTTGACCTGAAACTTATCGTCTTGGGAAATGTAATAGCTGCCCGCCGTATGAGTGTAGAAGCGGGCCAAGTTCTCCTCGTCGTCCACGTGGGTCATGCAACCCGTGGCGAACATGAGGACTTCACCGATCATCACCGGGGCCATCGTATAGAGATTACCGGCGTTGAAGATGCCACGCATCTGCTGAGCGACTTGCTTCAGCCAAACCTTCACCGGCATAAACTGCATGAGGCCGGGATCAGGAGTAGCGAGATCGAACCAAGGACGGGTAGGCGACATGACGCCAGCAAACAACCCCGCCTGGGCCGTGTGCAGAGCTTGAGTGCCAGCGCTATTGATTATGGCTTTATGACGCTTGGTGCCTTTGTTGACATCGGTGTTATCGAAGCGCCCGCGCCGAGGCTGTATATTCTCCGATATCTCTTTCCAGTGGGGGCGGAAGCTAGACTGATCTTTCTTAAGATCACTCAGCCGCCGCTGGTAATAGTCGCGGAAGGATTGGTCAGGCATGATTACCTACCCAGTAAAGATTTTTTAGCAGAACTCGGAGCTTCGCCAATAATACCAAACCCGCTTGTCAGGATAGTGCTGCTGCGCCCTGCCGCCAATCTAGCCTGTTGCCTAGTGCTGCGTCTGGCCCTGGTAATCGCCGGATCAAGAGGTTGAGGCGGCGGGGGAGGAGCAGGGGGCGGCGGGGGAGGAGCCGGTATCTTAGGAGAACTGAAAATACACATGATATTCCTTACTGACCCAGTAAAAGCTTCTTGTTCGATCCACCAGACTGACCCAGTAAAAGCTTCTTGTCCGATCTACCATCCCCATCACCTTCCCGCAAACCTAACGTAGAAGGCGTACCATGTCCCGCCGCGATAGACCTAGAAAGCCTTTCCAGCCTCTTTTGCGTCACCCCCGTAACCACGTTATACCCTGCAGCAGCTATCCCTACCTTCTCTAATAAATAAGATGTTCCTCCCGTTAAGTAGGCGGCGAGGGCGCTGGCGCCAACCCCGATAACATCAGCGGCGTTCAAGCTCGTATCGACGCCGCCTACCGTACCAGGGCGATCATGCCGATGGTCTGAGGCTGCACCGGCAGCAGCTTGCGCTCCCCCAGCAGGGCGATCATGCCGATGGTCATCGCTATCTGATGCGTCACACATTAAACGTGTTCCTCTAAAGGATCATACTCGCTCTCGACTATCTGGGGTGCTGGCCCTCCGAAACCTTCCGGCCTGACCAACGGAGCAACGTCTTGAGCAAACGTCAAGGCCAAGGCATCGGCAATGTCAGGAGACTTAACCCCGCGAGCGACCATATCCTTCTTTGTTTCCAGATGCACTTTATTACCTAGTAGAGTATAGCCAAATTCTCGCTGGGTCAAGTCAGCTTTCAAGTCAACCCCGTTCTTTTGGTTATTGGCGGGAAGGCAAAGCTTCGACATTCCATCACGCATCCGGCCCCACATCTCGTCGGAGCGAAAACGGTATGTCTTCTTGTCGCCGGGGCTACCGCCGAAGTTGATGCCGATAGCTCCCCACGCCCAAAGGTGATCGACAACGCCGCCGCCGACGCCGCCTTCGTCTATGAACAGCCCGCTACAGTTTATCCCCAAGTTCATAAAACTCCTTAAAGTCTCTATAACTTTCCCCTCGACCTCCACCGTATCGGCTCCCTGGATACGTATAGCTGGCCACGAGCGGGCATCGTAGCCTATTCGCGGGAGGATGACAGTTTCATTATCCCCGAAGCGAGCCACATCAACGCCAATGATAAGTGGAGCATATTTATCCTCGTAAAGCTCTCGTGCTTGCGCCTCTTCAACACTCTGCGTAGAGATGAACTGGCATGAGCCAGCCGAAGGGAACATTCCTCTAACTCGTACTTTAAAGAAGTCACTGTCTTCACCATAGTCTTGCCGCCATTGCTCTATCCTTTCCTTGTTCGTGATCGCCACATCCCGGCTATCGATGCAGCGAACCCTGTAACGGTGGCGAAAGCGCCCAGCGCACTCTTCGAAGAACTTACCGGAGTTCCGTGTCGGGTTCCCGAAATCGAAAACCATCGGCTCCCCGTCAGTCGTCCCCCCTTCACGAACCTCAAATATCTTATCCGGCACCGCTGAAGCTTCGTCAAAGATGTAGAACGAGGTAGCCGAGGCAGCGTGTTGTCCAGCAAAAGCTTCGGAATTTTCTTCACGACAGGTCTGAGCGTCACACCGCCATTCCTCCTTGCCGCCCACGCGACAGAGGTTCATGGCTCCCCGGCCAGAGTTGTAGGTGAACCAGTGTTCAGTGAGCGACAGCTTATGCCATTTGCCCAGTTCCGCCCAGGTCTTCGTCTTCAACTGCTCAGCAGTATTCGCCGTAACCGTCCCTTTCGAGTAGGGCCGTGTGTCCATTATAAACTTAATCAGCCACGCCACAAGCACCGATTTGCCGATCCCATGCCCGCTTGCCGTAGCGCATTGAATTGGCTCGACTGCATCGTGACCATTAAATTTCCGAGCCTTGATTTGTTCCCCCAACTCGTCCAAAAACTCGCACGCCCAGACATCGGGGCCGTACTTACAATTAGGGTAGCGCTCCTTGTAGGGAGACTGTAGCTCGACAAGCTGGATAGGAACATACTTGGCCCAAGGGAATACGAACATCACGTACCCCAAGGGATCGCTGTAGAACTTAGATAGCTGCGCCGCTAACTGTTCATCAGGAGTACTCATTCTCCTACCTTACCCGTAGCCACCAGCACTGTAACAGGTCCGAAGCGATATAGTGTGTACGGAGGATAGTAAGGAGTGTTTGCGCTGCGCACGATCTCAGGCTTCTGCCACGCTCTTTTATAGAAGCGTACATCGATAGTAAGCTGTGTAATCATTAGCTTCCCCTAAATAAGTGGCACGTGCACCTTAATGTACGGTACCAGGATCAGGCTCCGTCGCTTCTTGCGCTGCTTGGTTCCGCCCCTGCTGTATCCTTTCGGCCAAGGTCATGCCGTCGGATACCTCAAGCTTGTCGTTGAACAGCCCCAGATGCCTCGACAAAGCCATCAGCGCCGCATGACTGTCCACCACTTCGACCTTCGCCTTCGTGATGTCTATGGCGTTCTTCCCACGCCCAATCTTAGCAAACTCCACCCCGCACGCCTGTACCAGCGCCAACTCATCTTGGGTGGCACCCCTGAAGTTCCAGTAAAGCTGGCCATCCTCATCTACCTTCTTGTATTTCGCCAGCACCCTCCCCGCATCGGCACGTGCCTTTAGCCGACTAATCACCCACTCCTGGGAAACCTCATGCTTCTTGGCGAGCGCCTTCCTCCGCGCCGCAATCGCCGCTACCATCAAAGGCTGATTAAACACCCGCGCCGCCTGATCCTTGGCGGTTGACTTCTTATACCCAGCCGCGATCATGGCATCCATCTTGTGGAAATCATTATCGAAATAGTGGTCGAGGACAGTCTCTTCCCTTTCGCTGAGCTTCTTCTTCACGTAAGCCATGCCACCACCACTAATATAGACATTATCCCCGTCACCGCTAAGATATGATACGCTTTATTCCAATCAAACATAAGCCCTCCTCAAAACTTGGGAGATTTTTGTATACCGTTCCACCCGCACGGATTGGCCAGTGCCCATGTTACTGGCCCTTGCGGGCGCTACGAGTGCCGGGGAAGAAGCACGAGCGCACCACAGGTGTTAAAGATATCAGTAGTAATCCCTTAAATCAAGTTAGTTTATTGGGCTGGAACACTACATCTTCGAAGATTAGCGCCCCAATACGGTTAAACTCCTCAACCCAAGCGCGGGCATCAGGCTCGTTATCGAAACCCTTGACGACGACATCGGCCATCCAGCCCCCCGTCCGTTCGTCGTAGACCGCTATGGCTAAGTGAGTTAGCTTGTGCATCATTCCAGCAGTATACCATCTTCTCCCGGAAAGCCTTTGATTTTTTTTAGGATTTGCTGAAAAGTACTCTGTAGCGATCTGGAAGGTGGAGGGAGGTCGAGGCCCCCCGGTGCCCCCGAAGCCCCCGCCCGCAAAGGCACCCCCATGGCGATCCTACGCGATGGTTGAGCCATGGATCACCCAGCACCACCGCCACGTGTACAGCCATGGATAACAATGGCAATGCTCATGCACTCATTAGTATGCACACGCTATCGGTGCGGTATGGGTGGCCATGCACTTAAGAGTGTACGCTCGCCATGGTAACATTGGCTTCGGCCATACACTTGGGGGCGGTGGTGTTGCCTTGGCTGTTCCCACGTTCAGACATTTAGTGGGGCTTGTGAAGGATGGCGTTAGCACCCTGGCCGACATAGGCCGACGATAGCCAAGAGCATTGACTTAGCCCAAGATATATGGATAATCGGCACTCTATATGCCCATGTCGTGCAAGCTTGTCTCGTGAACGAAGGGAAATAACCATGACTAAAGTCAACATAAAGAAAGTCTTGGATGGATTGCCGCTAGAGCGATGCATCAAACACGATAAACCCGCTAGCGTTGATCGCTGGCATACTCTTGATCGCGTATCCTATCGCCGGGTCAATGGCGATATCGTGCGCGGTTTCATCGATAGCATTAGCCATGATGCCGCCTACATATTCGACACTCGCAATGGCGATATCGTGGCGTGCAATATCAACCGTTTGGAAAGGGGATAACCTGATGACTTACTCTCATTCATGGCTAGCCAATAATGCCGACGCAAAAGAAGAGTACGTGATATTTGCATCGGATCAATCGGCAACCGATACCGACCACTATTTGCAAGCTTGCAACATCGGCCACAAGCGCCTTGTAGGATCATGGGAAGGCGTCAAAGAGCCTAGTTGGATCATAAACGCTAATGACTTCAAAAGGGTTTCTAGCGCCTTTGTGGTCAAACAAGTATGCATCTTACATTTAGGGCCGGTAATAGCTGAAAAGAATGCTCGTCTTGCGTCCCTGGAATGGTTCGATGGATACTCTGACAAAGAACCTATCGGCTTCCTGTTCAACTGTTCGCAAGCTTACGCTAACGGCTGCGACGGCTGGACATATGATCCATCTCAAGATCAATACCATGTGGCGCAATGGAATAAGCCGAAAGAAGGATTTAACCTTCCACGCTAGTTTCGAATGGTTGTCCCTGGCCATGCACCGGGGATAATCGTGCGAAGCTATCCAACT